GCGTTTATCTCATGTCCGCCCCACACGGACACTTCCCCAAATTTGTCCGTCACACACGGACACTCACAGACACAGATGTCCACTGTACGCACACAACGGACAAAATATTAGTGCAATATACACAACTATTAATGTAAATATATCCAATAATTGTGCATATTGCACTATAAAAATCAGTTATTTTAGACCATTATGGACTTGTGTCCGTGTGTGAGAAACACATACAGGGTTATGTTTAGACCATTATGGACTTGTGTCCGTGTGTGAGAAACACATACAGGGTTGATGTTTTCGAACATGTGTTCATGAACAATATGGTCTTTGAATAAATCTAAATAATGATATATAATATTATCAAATGAAAGAGAGGTGAATTAGATGGAAGATGGTATGTTCACGTTTAGCGAGATTAATGAATTGTTTGTACTACAGGATGAGTATAGAATTAAGGGAAGTACATACTTGTTTTATGCACATTGGAATCGAGGGTTTACCGATTGTAGAACGTTGTTAGTGAATATCACAGATAAATGGTATGTATATCCGCAGGGCCACACATTATTATATACCTTAGCATTTATCGACACATTTAAACATTTTAAACTACAGGAGGAATGTTATGACAGACTACGAAGAAAGTTATAAAAAATATCTTGCATATCTCACACCACGAGAGCTATTGCAAGAATACAAGACCATGCGTTTCCCGTGGCGTTATCGGGAACGGAAGTGGGTTAAAGAAGAGATAGAAATGAGGTGCATATATTAATGCTGGATGATATATTGTGGTTTATTTTTGGTGCTATATTAATTTTTCCGTATGGAGTTTGGTGTGGGGCAAAATGGTCAGGAGGATATAAGAAATGAAAAATTATTGTGATATATGTTTTACATGTAATGATACTGAATATTGTCATTCATGTATCCAGCCAGAAATTTGTTCCGAATTTAAAAAGTGTTTTGATCATAAGCCTTACATAATGTGGGGAGCAATGTCAAGTTTTGACGATATCCTGAGATGTGTAGAGAAATGGAGGTTATACAATGAGCAGACCACTAAACAGAAAGAAATCATGGTATAAGGTGTATATAAAAGAATTAAATACACCCAACATATTGAAAAGTCAGTGTAAATATAAATGTGACTATCTATTAGTTAAGGCATACACAGGAGAAGTCGCAATGGCAATCGTTCATGACTACGTTGTTGAGTTCGAAGAAAACTTCCGTCCTGTATACTACAATAAATTAGAGGGAGGTGTTCCGATTGACAACAAAAAAGTCTTATTCGAGGAAGAGTAAACCGCTGGGGTTGCTCAGGTCAAAAGACGATTATACACCGCTTGCGTTGGAACTAACGTGGGACATGAAAGAAGTGAGAAAAGAGTATTCACGTCTGAGATCAATCTGGCGTAAACGTTATGAAAGATTACTGAAATCTGATTATAAAGATATCAACCTTGTAACGGATCGACCTATCCAACGTTACAAACAGTTGAAAGATATAACAAGTGATAGAGAAATCTATCACCTGTTATCTGAACTGGCAACTATTATAGAATCAGATCGAACCACAGTAACAGGATTGAAAAAACAGGAAAAAGAACAAATGAAACACATCAATGATGTGTATGGAACAGAGTTAAAAACGCATGAGGATTTACTAAATTTTGGGCGTTTTATGGAAAAAATCAGAGATTTTGCATCAGATCGCATATATGATTCTGATTTTGCCGCTGATTTATATTCTGATGGCGAAAAGCTGAGTACAGGCAAAATGTTAGAGCTATATAAGGAATTTCTGAAAACTGGATCCCGAAACATTGAAAAATTGAAATCTGGCATAGTAAAGAAAGAAAAAGCGAAACGTCATAAAAGGAAAGTGGGTAAACGTAAACGTAGGAGGTAACACATGGAAAATCTGTATACTGTCGATACATATAATTATACTAGAATACAGAATTTACCATGTTTACATGACACTAGGTCTAACAAAGGAAGTAAAAAAGCAAAAGGTTATAAAAATTGCATGTGTGCTTTCGATATCGAAACAACTAGATTGGAAGATATCGAGCAGTCAATAATGTATATCTGGCAGTTTTCAATTCTTTTTCTTGACGACCTACATATTGACACTATAATAGGAAGAACATGGACAGAATTTGAGCTTTTTCTGGATCAGCTTATGAATGACGATAACTATGCGTATTACATGATTTTTGTTCATAATCTTTCATATGAATTTCAGTTTTTGCGTGGTATATATACGTTTTCACCGGACGAAGTTTTTGCAATAAAATCACGTAAAATACTTAAATGTGAAATGTTAGAGCGGTTTGAGTTTCGATGTTCATATTTGCAGACAAACATGTCATTAAATACGTTTACATCAAAAATGAAAGTAGAGCATCAGAAATTATCTGGCGAAAAATTCAATTATGAGAAAAAGCGTTTTCCATGGACAGAACTAACCGATTATGAAATAAAGTACAGTATATATGACACAATCGGACTAGTTGAAGCAATGTATAAACGTATGATATTGTCAAATGACAATCTATATACACTTCCCTTAACGTCAACCGGTTATGTACGTCGTGAAACGAAAAAAGCCATGTATGGTTGGTCACGAAAACACAAGGATATTTTTCCGACTATAGATGTTTTCGATCTGCTAGAGGAGGCGTTTCGTGGTGGAGATACTCATGCTAATCGTTATTACTCAGGAACAGTGATACGAGCGGATGGAAAAAAGATTCTAGGTATCGGTTCTTATGATAGGTCTTCATCTTATCCCGATGTCATTCTTAATTGTGTTTTCCCGATGACACGGTTTGTATATATTGGATCAATAACGGAGAATGATATAGAGAAAAAACTGGATCGAGGAAAAGCACTATTATTCAGGTGTAAAATCACAGGAATTGAGCAGATCGACAAATTTTATGGAGCCCCATACATATCCTATTCAAAATGCAGAAATGTTTCACGTGAAACACTTGACAATGGACGTATTTTAAGTGCTGAGTATGTCGAAACAACAATCACTGATATTGACTATGAGATAATGAAACGTGAATATAAATGGAAAGGTTTCGAGATAACAGAGTGTTACGAGAGTAAATATGGATCACTGCCAGAACCGTTGAAAGACATTTTCCGTAAATATTATACAGACAAAACAGAATTAAAAGGTATAGTGGAACAGGAACTTTTCTACAATCTGCAAAAGGCATTGCTTAACGCTGGTTACGGAATGATGGTTCAATCACCTGTGAAGCAATCGTTAATATTCACAGAAGCATCAGAAGATATATATTCAGTTGATGAAAATGTTTCACGTGAAACATTACTTTCAAAATATAATAGAACTGCATTTCTTCCTTACCAATGGGGCGTGTGGGTTACAGCATGGGCCAGATTGAGATTAAAAGAGGGGATCAATATTGTTGGAGATCGTTATTTGTATGATGATACTGATTCCGTAAAATATGTTATAGCCAAAGGTGATGATATTGACAAGCGTTTCGAGGAATATAATAAACAAAGGAAAGAACAAAGTATCATAAATAAAGCATACGCAACTGACAAACACGGTGAAACACATTATATGGGCGTATTTGAGTATGAAAAAACCTATACAGAATTTTGCACGCTAGGTGCTAAAAAATATGTCTATCGTACAGAGGATGAAATATTACACGCAACGATTGCAGGGGTGAATAAAAAGAAAGCCCCGTCAGAGTTGGAGGAACATGGAGGCATAGATGCTTTTCATATAGGATTCACTTTTTCAAAATCCGGAGGAACAGAGAGCGTATATAATGATGCCGTGTATGGTAATTACAACATAGATGGTCACACGATACATATAACACAGAACGTAGTTATCAGACCGTCAACTTACACAATAGGAATAACAGATGAGTACCGTAGGATTTTGGCAGACGCAAGAACATTAAAAGAATTTAAAGAGACGTTTGACAAAAATTAACATATGTGTTATAATAATTCATGTAAAGAGATATTACAAGGAGGTGAGAATATGAAAATTACACGTTCATTAACAGTTAACAAGATCAACGTTATCTGCTACGATCCTGAGAATAAGTGCGAGATTACAAAAGAATTAGTTATAATCGGAAATCTTACTGATGAGCAGATCAGCAAAGAGATTAAAAAAAGAAATTTTGGCATTGTTATTGATTGGGAAAGAACATCCGAAGAAACAAAATTATACGGGATGGATGCTGAAGTGTTTTTAAAAAATGCAATCATTATTAAAGAAAAGGAGAACTAATCATGGCAAAGAAACAGTATACTATCATTAAATCATCGGGAAACCTTGATACCTATTCAGAATATGATCTTATCGAGTCACCAGCAATCGTTTCACTTAAAAACGTAGAAAACAAAGGACTTATCTGTGTTGGATCGTGGGTGAAATATCTCACAGTTGACAACAGCGGAAAGGAAATAACCTGCCTTTCAGTGCAGGACGCAAACACAGGAGATGTATTCTCAGGTCAGTCAGCAACTTTCAGAGAAACATTCGATGATGTTGTAGATCGTGTTTCTGACATGGAAGAAATTCCAGATATGTTTTTCATTGAGGTTCTTCACAGAACATCAAAATCAGGTCGTGACTATCTTATTTGTGCGCTTGTTTCCCCTGATCGTGCGCTTGCCCGTATGGGATATTCTGAGAAGAACGTTCCCATGCCAGATCCACAGAAGTAATATGTTATCGTTATACGAAAATAGCGGGTATCTGTCGATACCTGCTATTTTAGGATACGGGCAAAAGTTCAATTATATCTGGGGAGGTCGAGGTACGGGGAAAACTTACGGGGGACTCAAATATTGTATTGAACACAAGAAAATTTTCGTGTATATGCGATCTTTGCAGGCACAGGTTGATACGATCAAAATTCCAGAGTTATCACCTTTTAAAAAATTGAATAAAGACATGGGATGGACAATATATCCGAAAACGATTGGAAAAAATGTCGCAGGATTTTACAACACATATACGGACAATAACGGGAAATTGGTGTATACAGGACATATTCTAGGCTATGCAATCGCTTTAAATACTTTCGCTAACTTGCGTGGTTTTGATGCATCGGATGTTGAGATAGGAATATATGACGAGTTTATACCAGAGAAACGTGAGCGTAAAGTTGAAAATGCAGGATATGCTTTCAAAAATGCGTACGAAACAATGAACCGAAACAGAGAGCTGGACGGAGAAAAACCTATTCAGTTCCTACTTTTTTCCAACTCTGAAAATCTTTCTTGTAATATGTTCATCGAAAACAACTTAATGGAAAAAGTATCTGCAATGGATATCCGAAAGCAATCAGTTTCAATCATGCAGGAAAGAGGTATCGGACTTTTTAATCTATTCGATTCACCTATCTCAGAGCGAAAAAAGGAAACCGCACTCTATAAAATGTCGGGATCAGATTCGAATTTTAATCGAATGGCACTTGGAAATGAATTTTATTCAGCAGACTACACAGGAATCAAACCAACGAATATCAAAGAATTAATACCTCTATGTAGAATGGATTCTATTACAATCTACGAGCGTAAAAACAAAAATACAATATACGTTACCCGTCATCACTCGGGTAACCCACCAACTTACACACAGTCCGACAAGGACATCAAAGCGTTTCGTAGGGACTTCATATACCTATGGGATATGTACCTTTCAAACCGGATCACGTTTGAAGATATCACATCAAAATCACTATTTGAAAATTATTTCAAGGACAAGTATTGACTTGTCCTTTTTTATTTGCTATAATTTTTCGTAGAAAGACAAGTGTTCGTGGCACACGTACAACACGTTGGGAGCGTGGGATCATAATGATCCAATGTGCATGAGTATGTACAACTCAAGAATTTGTAACACTTAATCTTTCGTCACATACGCAGAGTGTCACAGCCTGCGTATGTTTTGTTTCACGTGAAACCTTTCTCACCTTTCTTTAATGTTTCACGTGAAACATATTATATGTTGTGCTAATATATAATGGAGGTGAAGCATGGACGTTAACTCATTGTCAACACTTATCAGCAATATCGGTGTGCCTTGCGCCTGTCTTATCGCGACTTTCTATCTCTGGCAGAAAGAAACGGATGCACATAAAGAAGAAATGAAAAACATGACAGACGCACTCAACAACAACACTCAGGCGATCACTAAACTTACAGACCATATTACAGACCATATTACAGGAAGTGAAAAAAATGACGATTAACTACAACAAAAATATCAGAGGTGTGTATATCGTCGCAACGAACACAGGGCCTCTGATGGTCAGGGCAGAGCCTAACACAGACGGAACCGTTATCGCAGAAATGCCGAAAAACACTAAATGTATCTGTCTAGGATGCTACTCCGGAAACTGGTATGCAGTCACTTACGAACATGACGGTATCATTTCCACCGGATTTTCACATAAAAATTATTTAAGGAGGGATTACAAGATATGACACTCGATAATCTTATCACACTTATCACAGCAGGATTCACAAAAGAAGAGATCCTCACAATGTCAGGCACAACCACCCAGCGTGCCCCACAGCCACAGCCACAGCCACAGTTCTATCCACAGAACGATCCGCAGACACCGGTGAAGGGTGTACAGGGATATACACAGCAGTTTCCACAGATGTTTCCACAGCCACAGGCACAGGCGCAGGCACAGGCGCAGGCATATCCTCAGACACAGGCACAGCATGCAAGACAGATTGGAGATCAGAATGATGTGCTGAGTGCGCTTAAAAATCTCACAAGTGCGGTTCAGAGCAACAACGTTAATCTGATGCAGAACGCAGTTCCGAAACAGGTTACAACCGAAGATGCTATCGCAAGCATTATCAATCCGCCAAACTATGAGGGATTAAAAGGAGGTGAAAAATAATGGCGAATACATTAAGTTTCGACCAGATCAGCACAGTGTTGAATGATATCGTTAAACAGGCAACAGGTGTTGAAACCATGAAAGCAACGGACACAAGTTCTTTCGTGACACAGGCGCAGACAGCGTTACTTGTGGGTAATGACAGGATTATGAACAGCATTTCTCAGGTATTAGACAGGACAATTTTTTCTGTAAGACCTTACAATGCTAAATTTAAGGGACTGAGAAAAACAACTCAGCAATGGGGAAACCATGTGCGTAAATTGGGCATGTTAGACGATGATTGGGAAAACGATCAGAGACAGCCACTGGAAGATGATACCGCAGTTGATATGTACAAGATCAAAAAAGGAAAAGTTTTACAGACAAATTTCTATGGTGGACAGGTATTCCAGAGACATAGAACTTACTTTAGAGATCAGTTAGATCAGGCGTTTCGCAACCCTGATGAATTTGGACAGTTCATCTCCATGTATACGCAGAACACGATGGACATGATCGAACAGGCTCATGAGAGTATGGCACGTGCTTGTGTTGCAAACTATATCGCTGCTAAAAACATTTGGCAGGCAGGTGTTACCGAAAGTACAGAGGGATATACTGGGGAGCATGTCGTTAAGTTGCTTACTATGTACAATGATGAGAACGGATCACAGTTAACCGCGGATGATGTAAGAAAAGCGGATAACTTCCCGTCATTTTATCGGTGGGCGTGTGCGAAGATCATGACATACATGGATTTCTTCACTGAGAGATCGACACGATTCCATGCTAACATCACTGGAAAAGAGATCGCAAGACATACGCCGTTACAGAGGCAGAACATTATGATGTTCAGCCCCGATCTGCATACTGCGGATACTACGGTTCTGAGTAATACTTTCCATGACCAGTATCTCAAAGTTGCAACAAATGAAAAGGTTAATTTCTGGCAGACACTTGAGAGTCCGATGGGAATTAATGTTACACCAAGTTACATGAAGCCCGACGGAAGTGTTGAAAAGGGAGAAGCTCAGGCAATGAGTAATATTTTTGCGGTACTGTTTGACGAGGAGGCTATGGGACTTACTACGATCAATCAGTGGAGTAGTACTACACCTTTCAATAGTGCTGGGGGTTACTGGAATATCTACTATCATTTCACGGATCGTTACTGGAATGATATGACAGAAAACGGACTTGTTTTTGTTCTGGAATAGGAGGATATAATGGCGGTGACAGTCAACTTTAAAACGGCAAGCAAAAGAGTTAATTCTACAGGAATTGTCGGCGGTGATGTTACCGCCGTTTCCTGTAATATTAATGAACCTTGTTCTATTGAAAATCCACAGATCATACTGAGAAATGGCGGATCGGCGCCGAGTTGGAACTATTGTGAGATCGAAGAGTTTGGTAGGTCATACTGGGTTGAAGATTGGGAATACAAAAATAACACATGGATTGCACATTGTGTTGTGGATGTGTTGGCAACGTATCGGGATACAATACAGGCAAGTAATTTGTTTTTTATCAGAAGCTCAACGAGTTTTGATGGAGATGTAATGGATACTTTATATCCAACGTTGTCGACACCAGTTAAGAAAAGGACAGTTGTTAATGATGGTTTATTTCCAGTAGCTGAATACGGTTTAAATCAGGGGTATTTTGTTTGTGGCATTGTGGGAGAGGATGGACTTACAAATTTCTATGCTTTTATTCCCACTAATTTTGCAGATTTTTGCTCAAAGATATTTTCTACTCTTGATTGGGCGAACATCTCAGGTCAGCAGATCACAGACAGTTTACTGAAATGCTTATTCAATCCGTTTCAATATCTGACAAGTGTTATGTGGTTTCCTTGTGAAAACGTAGGATCCGGAAGTACAGCGGTAAATGAAGTTAAGTTTGGTTTTTGGTCTTGTGATGTAGTTGCATTAAAGTTGGGTAATAAGCCTTTTTATAGCAGGTCTTTTGATATGCCGATTTCCCAACACCCACAGGTTTCACGTGGAACATTTTTAAATGCTTCTCCGTTTCGTAGGATTCAATTAACTATAGATCCGTGGGGAACGTTCGATATTGACGGTGGAAAAGTTGCAAGTGCTGATAGTGTGACAGTCAGCGAAACTATTGACTGTATGAGCGGAGTTGGTGTTATGTCAGTGAGCGCAGGAGGTGTTACACTGTATACCGGATATGCACAAGTTGGAGTTAACATACAGGTGAGTGATTTACGAGCGAATATTATCGAAAGTGGAAGTAATTTGTTAAGTAGTATCGGAAATTTATTTTCGGGCAACTTTTTGGGGAGTGCTTCTGGAATAGCAAATGCAGTTGAGAGTGCGATACCCGATGTACATACAAGAGGTGTTAATGGTACGTTGTTATCAATAGCGCGCATACCTTTCGTTATTGAAACGTTCTATAAAATCACGGATGAAGATAGAGCAGATAATGGTAGACCTTATATGAAAAATGGCACAATGCAGGAGTTAGGCGCTGGGTATTATGTGGTTGAAAATGGTTCGATTAACGTACAAGGGGCAACCCGAAACGAAAAAGAGCAGATCAAACAATTCCTTGAGGGGGGTGTTTATTATGCGTAGTTTCCCTGCAAGCAATATTTCAATGTTCGTTGCTCTTATGACAAGTGCTAACTCAGGTCAGAATCCATGGGGATCAGGTGGATCCGGTGGGATCGGTGGATTAATGTTGCAGGCAATGAGTTGGTGGATAGAAAAATGTAATGATCCTGCGGTTGGTTATTCACAGGACTACAGAAATGAGCGAACAGTTAATGGTATAACATACTATGATTGTTCATCTTTTGTTTGGTATGGTTTGGGACATGCGGGTTATGAAATCAATTTGAGTGCATGGCCTTTTACAACTTATACCATGGGTGGCATTTTAAAAAGTTTGGGGTTTGAGGAAATTATAATAACAGACTTTGCGACTTTTGATTTTCATGTTGGAGATATTCTTGTTATTAATAGCAGTGAACATCAGCATACGGAAATTGTTCATGATCTGGAAAATGGAGGGCATACCATGGGAGCACACACTTCCAAAAAACCTTTACCGGATCAGGTTAGTATTAATACATATGATATACAAAGCGGTACTCATTACACACATTGTTACCGTTGGCCTTTTTCCGGTGGTGATTGGCAAGTTGGCGGGAACAGTGAGTATTTTGGAGAACCCACGGCTAACCTGTGCGGAAACAATGAAAAAGCCATAAATAACGCAACTGTGATTTTAAATTATTTTAAATCTCAGGGGTGGAGTGTAAATGCTATTGCTGGACTTTGTGGAAATATTCAACAGGAAAGCACTTTCAATCCCGCTCTGATTGAAATTGGAGGTACTGGACATGGACTTGTGCAGTGGACACCACCCACCGATCTGTATAATGTTCTTGATGTGTTATACGGAAATCACGATGATTGGTATGATGGCCAGAAACAGTTGAGTGTTATTTTCGCTGAATTTCAGCAAAGTTCGGGAATTAAAAACTGGGGTATTGAGCCACAGTGGTATAGCACAAGTGCATACCCGTTGAGTTGGAGAGAGTGGAGTGTTAGCACACAGGATGCTGGATATCTGGCACTTGCTTTTCAGGCTAACTATGAAAGACCTGCTAGCTTGCATCAGGAACGTGCGGGATATGCTAGAGCGTGGCTTGATTATTTTAATAGTTTGTAGGAGGTGAATATATGTTTGGATGTAATACAGGAGTTGGGGCCCCTGTGATGTATAATTATATCAATCAGTATAATAGTAGCATAAGCCCGAGTACTAATCACTGTAAAAATACTCAGTTATTTTGGTATTTTCAGAGGTATTTGCTACAGAAAGCTATTTCTGTGATGAAGTGGGAGGTACCCGATAACTGGGATAAAGATTACTTTTTATACTGTTTATATTGTTGGGGTACAGTTGCAATTATCAATACAGACAAGTTTGGAGTAATTCCGCAGGGTTGTACACTCAAGGGGTACAATGTTTTTTACAGACCGGCACAGGCGGTTATTAGCAATCCGCTGTTAAAGGGCGTGATTGAACCTGTGATTGGAGAACAGTGCGTTCTGTTCAAGTGCACCGCTGACTATGGTGGAATTATGGATTTAGTAGGAAGATATGCGAATGAAATGGCTATCGCTATGGAATCATTGGATATGAATGTCATGAATAGCAAACTTGCATATGTTTTCAGAGCAAGAAACAAGGCAGGAGCTGAAAGTCTGAAAAAAGTCATGGATCAGGTTATGAGAGGTGAGTTAGCTGTTTTCTATGACGAGAAACTGAGAATCCAGAGAGGGGATCAGACGGAGGATCCGTGGGATTATTTTGTTAACAACTTGCGACAGAATTATATTGCGGGTGATGTTCTAGACACTCTGAGAAGATTGGAAGAATTGTTTTGCACTGAGGTTGGTATTCCCTCTGCCAGATCAGACAAAAAAGAAAGAATGATATCTTCCGAAGCTGAAAGCAACGACGTGGAAACTTCAACTAGGATGGAAATGTGGTTAGATGGGTGGAAAAAAAGTTGCGCTGATGTTAAAAAGATGTTTGGTGTTGAGGTAAGTGTAAATTGGAGACACAACCCAAATGAAAATGTTTCACGTGAAACATCGGGAGGTGATGATAATTGAGTTTATTAACCGTTGAGGGATTATATAACTATGATAACACACTATTTGACGGATTCAATGTTCCTGAGGGGATTGTGAAACAGATTGCTATTGATACGATTTTGATGAGAACTAGGGAATTAGAGATTTTATATCCCAATTTTACTTATATGAAAAATCGTATTACGATATGGAGTAACAAGTATCAGATTAATTGGAAAAAGTTATATGATACGACAGTGCTTGAATATAATCCGATTGAAAACTACGATCGTATGGAGGACTGGACTGATACTGATGATGAAACAACTACAAGTGCTAGGGACAACACACGGAATACTAACAACACAGTAAAAAGCACTAGCACAAACGAGATCGTGAACAACGTGAACGTAACAGATCAGAATACCGCTTTTAATGCAGGGCTTGCAGATCATGCAAAGCAGATCACTGACGGAGATACGACAGAAAACGGAACGATCACTAATACGGAAACAGGAAAAGACACGGAAAACGAAAGTGTGAACGGAGGAAGAACTGGAAAGCATACAAGGACTGGAAGAGCACATGGAAACATCGGTGTTACTACGTCTCAACAAATGATACAAAGCGAACGTGATTTAGTTGTTTTTAACTTGTATGATGTGATAGCAGAAAGTTTTATCGAAAATTTTTGCTTAATGGTTTATTGATAGGAGGTAATATTTATATGAGTATGGAAAATTTAGGGCCTTACAGCAACTTCCATGAACTTAATCAGGATTGGTTTTTAAATGAATTTAACAAAGTTATTGCTCAATGGAAAGCTATGCAGAAAAATTTTGACAACTTGCAGGATGCTTTTAACGATCTTAAAAATTATGTACAGGATTATTTTAAAAATCTGGATGTGCAGGAAGAAATCAATAACAAATTAAATCAGATGCTTAATGATGGTGAATTATCGAATTTATTATTTAACTTGCCAAAATTTAGCACATTTAATCCGGTATTTAATTGTAGAACATACGGATTAACTAACAGTGAATATACACATATGCAGGGTGGTTGTGTTGTTGATGGTTTATGCGTATATGCTAAAACAAAAAATAACCCGACAGACGATTACTGTATAATAGAAGTAGTCGATCCGGTAAATGAAATGGTAATACGCACAACAAAGGTAAAAGCAGGGCATTGTGATGATATGTGTTACAATCCAATAGATAATTGCTTATATATTCTACCATATGAACACTATGACGGTAGTGTATGGAATAGTATTATTGTAATTAACTATGCCACACTAACAATAGTTAAAGAAATACCAAGTGTTATATCGGTTATCGGAATTGGATATGATAAAATAACAAACAAATTTTATGTGTACGATTCTAACTTTACTTTCTATGAGTATGACATAATAAATAACAGTGTTAAAAATTTATTCACTTATAATGAAATTGATTCTAGTAAATTTGTTAAACAAACACTTTCAGCACATGATAGTAAATTATTTTTAACCACCGCTTATCCAAACAATATTTTCTGTATTAGTGTTACGGGATCAACTTTAAGTGTAATGAATTTTCCAATTAGTAATGTTGAAAATTATAAGTTTGGAGAATTAGAGTTCTGCGATATAGAAAAAAATATTTTATACATAGGAAGTTGCGTAAGAACACCGTCATCAAAATATGAATTGTCTTGTATATGGTCAACAAACATTTTAAACGGTCAGTATGATAAATTAAGAGGTGGATATGATGCAGTATCAACTTTACACCTAGACACTAATTACACAGGACTTAGACCTACCGGAAGTGAAGACAGACCTTTTCCAACGTTAGATGAAGCAATGTTATACGATATCGACAGAAAAACTATAGAACCTTTAAGCGGTGACTATGATGGACAGATTTTTGGGTTTTGTAGAATACTTTGTAAAAAAAATAATGTAAATTTAAACATTGATGTCCGCACAGGATTTTGCTCTATTGACGATGCAAAAAGTGTAGAAGGAAATATTTATAAGGGTGCTATTCTTGAGCTTTTAAACTGTGGTGGTGATGGTTCTTTATATAATGAGGGTGGTATACGCACTAATAAGCTATTAACTAATGTCAGTGGTGGTGGTTCTATTGAACCTTTAGCATCTTCTGTTAAGTTTAATGGTAATACCGGTGGTTTTGTCAGATGTGTTACTGACAGAACTGATTTAGCTAAATATATTAAAGCAGGAACTATTGGAAAGTTAATTGTGTTCAATGGAATTAAAAACGGTAAAAACTATAGTAAAATTATAGCTCTGTCATATGATAATGTAGTTTCATTACAGGGTGGAAATAGTGTTACTGTTTCATGTGACGGTGAGGACTTAACTATAAGCATTTCTAATAACACGTTCACAACAACACCTGCATATAATTTACAGAGTTGCTTTATTTATTGCTAAACACATGTTCGAAAACATCAACCCTGTATGTGTTTCTCACACACGGACATAAGTCCATATTGTTCCAAACATCAACCTGTAT